TGGATACTCGAGGACTCGAACCTCGCTTTTTTCATGTAGCCTTCTGGAGAGACCCCATCCACGCTACACCGGTTTCGCGCACGCAAGGCGACAGTGGGCATTTATCTCCACATCGCAGTTTTTACTTCCATACTACTTACATTACTTATCCTCCCCGTGAGGAGCTATCCTGGTCCGCCCTCAGGGATTCGAACCCTGGACACCCTGATTAAGAGTCAGGTGCTCTGGCCAGCTGAGCTAAGGGCGGATATTGAAGGTGAGGGGCCTATCGGTCGGTCGTAACTGCTACCACCAGACTTCCGCTACGAGGGTTACCCTCAAAATGGAGCTTATTCTCTTGTTCTTCGCCCAAGAAGCAATGGTAGATTGTCTCGGACTTCTCAAGAGGAGAGTTTTCACATTTCCTTTACCTTACATATATATTATATCATATTTTTTTATAAAAATCAAAAAAGATTTTTGGATTAGAAAAAACAATGATTAAGGCTAATTTTAGGGCTTAGGTCGTGTCAGATTTCCTGTTACACGATTGCCACTTAGTCCCTACTGTAAAACCTTAATCGTACCCTCAGTATGAGGCGGTCTTGAGGAATTTCTCCCAGTGCACAAGGCAAGACCGGTTTAGATGGGATGCGGGGCGTACTATTCTTCGCACATAGTACCCCCGCTGTGTCGCTTTCTTTATTAGGAACTTAACGACAGAATTCCTCTTTCTTGATTGGCCTAACCAAGAAATCCGTTGCTCTTTAAGATTCTCCAACGACTGAACTACGAGATGCTTGCGCACTATGCTACTTAGGCCCTTTCACATAGATTGCCATTTACCGTCAGCGATGCCAATGAACTTTCTCACACTTGACCCTGGTGCGCCGCCTGGGATTCGAACCCAGGACACCCGCCTTAAAAGGGCGGTGCTCTGAAACCTGCTGAGCTAGCGGCGCATATAAAGAGAAAAATTGGGTGAGGGCACGAATGCCCTACACCCTGCAAGGCACTAATAACTTATGTAAAGGCTTTGCATATTTTAATTCATCTAAAATTAGTAAATTCTTTTATAAGGTTATTTGCTGAATGTGCCTTATTAAATATTATGTCCGATTTAGCACTCCCCGGCCCCATATGCGATGATAAGTGTCGAGAGCCTCAACACATATGGGGCAGATGGGGAGCTGCTAAGCCGGTAAAGATTAGTTTGAGTTTAAACCATTCTTCTTTCTTAAGTAAATCTATTATTGTAGATGTTTCATCATAGAGCTACCGAAGTAGCGACAAGCTGTACTTGAAAGTACAATTTAGATTTGCTGTATGGCTCTCAGTATGAAGTTCTCAATCAATAACTACAACTCCGATAGACCTACGATTCTAACGGCCTCGTTTGTATTGATTGAAAATGGAGCGGGTAACGGGAATCGAACCCGTCTATCCTGCTTGGAAGGCAGGCGCACTAGCCGATGTACTACACCCGCAGAAAAGGTGGACTAACGAGGGGGTGTCAGCCCACCCGAGAAGATAGGAACTTTAAAGAAAGGGGAGAAGATTTTTTCTTTATTTCCTGTAAGTATATTATACAAAAATTTTTTGAAAAAATCAACTTATTTTCTTAGAAACCAACGACAGTATTCTTGATACGCTTCGTCTCGGTTTGGGTACGGATGTCCGCATCCCTTACGCCATCTGTGCCAGCTTTTGAGAAGACTATCCCAGTATTGCTCAAATGATATGCCGACTGTTTCGTAGTCGCAGATATTCCAACTACAAGTTACCTTTTTATAGGTCTTGTTGTTTAAGGGAAGCTCCTCGATGGGAAGCCGCCGCACTCGACGATTTGCGTATTTTTTGAAGAACTTATCTTTGGTGTCTCCGCTGCGCGGAGTGTGCTTGTAAGAGCGACTCATTTTTCTAACCTCCTTTTGGATAGTTAGAAGATAATCACCTTGTACATTGGAATCAGTCCTTTCATTTAAGGTTGTGGTCCCGGTGACCGGACTCGAACCGGTACGGTGTCACCACCGAGGGATTTTAAGTCCCTTGTGTCTGCCAATTCCACCACACCGGGATGTTTTCACTTCGTGAAAACGAAGTTTTCACAAGGCTCGTCATTCACATCTGTAATATCTTGGAAGGATATATAATTTTCTATTTCTTTTAGAAAGTGTGTATGATTTGCTGTAAGAGCCTTTTTTATCTTACATATATATTATATCAAAAATTTTTATAAAAATCAATTTTCGATACTTGGCTGGGGTGGAGGGATTCGAACCCCCACATCACGGGTCAGAGCCGTGCTTCCTGGAGTTTTAGAGACTCTTTTCTTACCATTAGAATACACCCCATGGCGGGGGCGGTCAGAATCGAACTGACATCTGCGATTTTAGAGACCGCGGTCCTAACCTTTGAACGACACCCCAATATCATTCTTCAGCCTGGAATTCAGATAAGGGTAAGCTAAATACTTCAAATTCAGTATATTTATTCCCAACTGTGATTGTATTAGTAGCAGAAATTGCTTCACAAGGAATTAAATAAGTTTTATCATTCCCTGTTACAATAAATACATAATCACAAGAAGTGTTATCAAATGGTCGAATTTTAGAGCCTTTACTGGTACCCCCACAGTTTTTTAACATTACTTCATAGGAAATACCATTTCTACTATATCGACTGGTTTTAACTTGAACTCTCTACAAGCCACCATTAAAATCAGCAATTAAATCATATTTTTGAGTATCATTAAGCGGAATCGCAACTGTGATACCATGACTGGTAAAATATTCAACGGCTTTACCAAAACCTAAATTTCCCTAAATTGACTAATACATACTTATTCTCCTTTACAATAACTTGTTTTTTCGATAACTCGAACGGAAAACACAAGACACGCATAAAAAATGTTTAACGGCGCTCTACCAGCTGAGCTACTCCCCTATATTCAGGGAACCGAAGTTCCCCTAGTAGTTCACCTACGCCACCTTGCCAGGTGAACTGGCAGGGGAGGAAGGGACTCGAACCCACGACATCCGGCTTGGAAGGCTTAATTTTTTATAGTAGAATTTGCTGAAAGTGTCTTTTTTCTTATATTATTATTATAGCAAAAATTTTATGAATTGTCAAGGAATCGCTTCTCGTCTCGGGCGATTTTTCTTTTAGTCCGTTGTTGCTCATAAATATAGGTTTTTAATCTTTTACATCCAGAACAACCATTTCGATTTGGACAATCCCAACAACCATCTGTGTCATACCAATAGTACCAAGGTGGCTGAGGACGCGGCTTACGGCGTTTAGCACGATTCATATTTACAACGATTAGGACGCCAAATGCGTCCAACATATTCCATTTCTTCTTCATCCATAGCCAAGAGTCTACGCAATTCAGAAGCCTTGTAATTCAAATTGCGATTGTAATTACCGGCTTTATGTCTGCGGTGACCCTTGTTACGAGTCTTTGTAGAGCAACAAGGACAAGAACAATGGATTTTATTTTTAGAAAACTGATGAAGGTTATCGTAATACTCCCACTCGGGATTCCAACGGTAAATCTCCCTTGCAAGGCGTCTTTTACGAAGTGCCTTTCTAATAGATACATCACGATTATATGCACCAATCATAACACATCATCCTTTCTATTTAATTTTAGGCTCACTCGGCTCTGGCGGGTAGCACAGCGCAACTCTCCCGTTCCGGAACGAAGTGTTTTTCTCTTAAACTACGAGTGATGGCGGAGGCTCTGGGATTCGAACCCAGGGACCCTCGCGGGCCGGCAGTTTTCAAGACTGCTGCCTTAAACCACTCGGCCAAACCTCCATATCGGGAGCATATGCTCCCATTGAATCGTAAGAGCTTAGCTCTTACATAGTTGCCAGAATATTAGCAACGTCAGCCTGGGCTTCAGCCAGTTCTGCAGTGGCATCAGTATGGTATGCGGTCATATCGGTCACATACTTCTGAGCCATAGCCAGCTGGTCCTGTGCCTTCTTCAACAGGCGGGCCGCACGAGCCTTACGCTTCTTGGCAATCTTTTCTGCGCAACGAGCAACAGCCAGCTTAACACCCTTATCTTCATCATAGGTATCGTTCAGATGGCAAATAGCCTTACCCTTAACGGTCTCACCAGCATAAGTGCTTCGTGCCAGAATTTCAGTAGTGTGGTAGTCAGGATGTTGATGAACCACAATCTGATACTTCTCAATAGGATATCTCATTTCATTCACCTTTTACTCTTTAATATATTTTTCCTTTTGGAAATGGAGCCGGTAGACGGACTCGAACCCCCGACCTGCTCATTACAAGTGAGCTACTCTACCAACTGAGCTATACCGGCATACTCAAGACTCTTTTTTCTGGTCTGACAATTTAAAAGATTGTTCCAAAATTAAATTTGCTGTATGAGTCTTATTTTTTTTATCTTTATCTTATGTATATATTATACAAAAATTTTTTTTCAAAGTCAAAGAGTAGAAAAAATCCCGTATTAGAGTCAAGTCAAACCTACTTTGTACGCGCTGAAACATCTCTTGGTCTCGCCGCACACTACCAACCTCTCCCGTTCCACCTACCCATATAATCTGTAAGCTAAATGGGGCAGTACTAGGGCCTCTTACCATCGGTTATCATATTTTCTAATACGGAATTTTCCACTTAAAATCAATCTTTTCGCTTTTCATCGCATTACCTCAGTATTGGGCTATTTCACCGAGCGCTACTTCAATCAATAATAAGATTTTTAATACATTTAATCATATAACAGTTGCGAGTCTGCATTCAATTATCGTTACCCAATCTCACCTATCCATTTCGCGATAGGGGCGCCTGGACTTAATCTTCGTATCCTATAACTCGACTTAGTTTATACTCCAGGGACCTAATAGCAGAGGGAAGAAGTATTTACATTACAGACCGTAGACCGTAAAGAAAAGTTCTTCATATCAATAATACAACTACTACCATTTGACTTTTAGGTCAAACACGAAGGGAAAAGTCAACAAAAAACCTACCATATTAACGCATATGGAGCGTCAAACTAAATATCTGATACGTGTCAGCACGGGTCGGGATATATCGTTTCACCACAGTCACCAGGGGGAGTAACCTTATTTAGTCCAAATACCACCAGAAACCTTCAGCCATAGGAGCAGTTTCCACGTTTTACCCTACGAGGACTTTGGGAATGAAAGGATGCCCCGCCTATATTCGCAGCGAATGGTATTCATTTTAATTTTTGAATGCTTCGCATTCAATGGTGGGCCAGGTAGGACTCGAACCTACAACCGCATTAAGCACCTGATTTACAGTCAGGGGTGATACCAGTTACACTGTACTGACCCATATGGTATTAAATAGACACCATATATTGATAAGTTTGAAAACCTTGTCCATTGGCAGATTTTTGAGTGCGGAGAGTAATTTGTTTACTCACTCCATAATCTCGCAAATCTTGAACTGGAATGACATACATATGCATTTCCCCATCTAAACAGAATAAATAATCAACAGGGTGGTTTAATATAGTATCATACACACTACCTTTTGTACCACCAGTGCTTTTAATTGAAACACTATTATCAGCACTACCAGTTGCTTTACATTGAACTGTTTTAAATACGCCATCTTTTTCAATGACTAAATCATACCATTGAGTATCGTTTAGAGGGACATTAATTGTATATCCATTGGCTCCAAAATAGGCGATTGCCATCGCCATGCCTGCGCGACCTTTATCACGATTTGTTTCAAATAACATAGTAAAATCTCCTTTTCTTTTAGCTTCTACTATATTTCAAAACTAAATCATATAAATTAATCAACGCCGGCCACGGTGTCTGCCGAAATATAAATGCCTTGTCAAATATACATCCAACCTCAATTTTGACAGCCTACCGACGCAGATAATTACTCGAGTTTAACCTACGATGCTTGGATGTTTCCATGCCTACCTTGAAAACGGGTCCGGTGCAGGCACCGGTCCTTGGAAGCTAGATAGGTTATGCCAGGACTTTAGCGATAGCTTTGTTCAATCAAAAAAAGTTATTTATACGCAGTAGCGGCTAACTCTACTACAACAATAACCTTGGGCCGTGGTGAGCCGCCTTGGACTTGAACCAAGATGCCAACTAAGGCGCCGGATTTTAAGTCCGATTTTACTTGCTGTTAGCGTTTTAGACCAAGACACTATTTCATTCCGGTCCGGTGCGTCTACCAATTCCGCCAACGGCTCATATTTAGAATCTTGAAAAGTTTGCTGACCTTCGCCATACACTCTGTTTAACCTTCACCTATATTCAACCAATGGGGAGACACGGTCTGAGCTTCGGGGAGCGACCCCTAACTTCCGGCCCCAGTCTTTCGACCAAGTCCCATGCAGGAATGATTGCCTGCAACTTTCACCCGCCATTCAGAAATATTTGATAATAACCAACTAAATCATCAAGCATTAATGTTCTTTGCGATTGGGCTACTCGTACCACAACCTCGTCTTATAGGCCGGTCACCCGGTCATCAACGCAAACTTCCTTATTGGTCTACCATGGTTTGGTACAGTCACCAGCTAAACCCTAACATGGCTTATTCCCCACAGGGGCGTCTATTGCGGAAGCGACGAGACAGTGTTTTTAGATGCGGTTATGATTGCACACCCCTCCATCCAGGACCTCAGTTCTGAGGCGGAACTCACGCTTCACAACGCAAGCCCTCTACCTATTGCCGGCTATCGTCGACAAAATTATTTCGGACTCCTGGCGCCCGCAGGCAGGATTGGGTTCTCGGCACGATGGGATTCGCTCTTCACCGAGATGCAAACTTTTCAAGGTTCAAACTGATATTAGTCGAAATCGCAACCACCAGGCTTATTCAGCGGAGGGTTATCAGTTATCGGTTGCTTAAAAAGGTTAAGATTTTAGGAGAAACAAGTGTCAAAGAAACAGTCCTTCAACAGACCCTCTTACCGGCCGCCTTATCTTTCTCACTTATCGGCTTAAGCCACGAACCCGGCGCACTTGGAATCATCATATATCCTCGAAAGGGAAGTGTACGCTTCTCTTAACCTTACATATATATTATATCATATTTTTTTTGAAAAATCAAATTTTTTCTTTAAAAGGCGGTTTTTGGTCAGGTTGACCGCAAACCTGGGATAGTGTGTTTATACACCAAAGGCATTGTACCAAAGCCGCGGACCACTCTTTAAACGATGGACACTTCTAATCCTACGTCCTATCCTTTTTCAGAGGCTTATATACGGTTTCCGTCCGTAATGCTCCTACTTTATGGCTGGGGATAAAGGATTCGAACCTTTAACCATCAGAGTCAGAGTCTGCCGCGCTACCAATTGCGCCAATCCCCAATATTGCGGTTTTTATTGTCGATAACCGCAAACGACTTCAATTACTTTTCCCAATCAGCGCCTAGCGCCTGGCTGGGGATAGTGGATTCGAACCACTACACACACGGGGTCAAAGCCCGCGGAACTGCCTTTATTCTAATCCCCAATAAAGATTATACAAGATAATCTTCTAATGTCAATCCCATCTTTTCAAAATGATGAAATTCTCGATGGCAATTAGCACATAAACAAACACATTTATCAATTTCTTTTTGTAGAGTTTCTTCTGAGCCTTTTTTCATTTTTCCAATTGTAAATGATTTTTCATCTGGGTCCATATGATGAAAATCTAAAACATAGGAACGAGTTTCTCCACATTTGGCACAAACTGTTCGTTGTGCATCAACAAATGCTCGTTTTTCCCAATATCGTTCAGTTTCTCGCTTATTTGCACAAGTTTTACAATAACCACGATATTTTTGATTACCTTGTCTATCAAACCCATTTTTATGATATTCGGTGATGGGTTTTTCAACACCACATTTAGAGCAAATTTTAGTTTCCATATACTCAACTCCCTTCACTATATGTGAAAAGCACTGATTATAAATTAACTATTTTTGACTCTTTTCCGCCTAACGAACGGATTTACAAGGCACTTAATTTGTTGCTTTACCCACTAAGCTATTCTCCAAAAATGGCTGGAAAAATCGGACTCGAACCGACGGTACACAAAAAGTGTGATTGCTGTGTGTGCCTTTATTTATAACTGCTGATACCACTCATGCAGTTTAGATAGTCTTTCATGAACCTCTTCGGGTTCTAACTGCTTAAAAATTTCAAATTGAGAAGGAACTTGGCATCCAAGAGCAGCCGCATTTAAGATGTAAGCATATGCCGCAAGAGCATTGCCAATATCCTTTTTTAGTTCTTCACTTACCATACATCCTCCGAAAACAACTGATATGCATTTAACATATCGGGGTCTGCATTCATCTTCTCCAAGAGGTCGGAATCTGGTAAAATTTGTTTACTACGATAAGCCATCTGTGCGGCATCGTACCGGTCGACAAACTGGTCGTCCTCAGTGAGGAAACCCTGGACCGCAGTAGCTTTTTCATATTCAATGCGGAGATTGTACATCATTTCAAGGACATTGCAGTGTCGCTTGCCGCACATAATTTGAAAATATTCACAGCCTTTTGGCTTAAACTTGATAGCTGCTGCTACTAACTTCGGCATCTTTATCAATTCCTTTCTTTATCTTATGTATATATTATATCATAATTTTTTAAGAAAATCAATAAAGATTTAATTGCTAGACACCTCTAAAAGACATTTAATACTTGTTTATCAGACAAGCGCGTAAACCAATTTCGCCATCTAAGCTGTTCGGAGCTTGGAGTCGGACTCGAACCGACAATTATTCTTTAGTAGAATAAATTTGCTGTATGTGTCTATGGTCTGAATGAAAGGACTTGAACCTTCGGCCTCTACCACCCCAAGGTAGCGCTCTAGCCAAACTGAGCTGCATCCAGATATATGTGTGATGGCTAACCTCCAACCATCACATCTTTTCGCGTCTAGCGAGGACTTAATTGGCTGATTACCTCACTACTAACCTACTAAGATAATTTTGTCTATGTTTGCCAATGGCTCGTGCCTCCACATAGACGAGGTTTTTTGGTCCGGGCGACAGGACTCGAACCTGCGGCCTCATGGTCCCAAACCACGCGCTCTAGCCAAACTGAGCTACGCCCGGATATGAGGGGCCCGCAGGCCCCGTTAATTAAACGAGATACTTGTAAGCATACTCGTCAACTACGCGAGTAAAGGTAATCTTGGTGATTTCCAAATTACACAGATACTCGTAACGCTTCTTCTCTTCGGGCTTCTCCATATCGAAGTAGTCCTCGTCGACATACTTCTCAACTTTGGAGGGGTCAAGAGTCATTTCGGCGTGGTCCATGTCAAGGATAATGTCGGAAGGAATAAACTCCAAACGAATGGAATCGCTAGAGCGTCCACTCTTGTCGTTAAACCAGAAGTAGACACGGTCATTGGAGTAAGTATTCACACGCTGGCCACTAACCACGCGGTAGGTACCGTCCGCAAACTCAACACGGATATTATACTTAGGAGTGCCTTCCTTGCTAATATTCAAGTCCATGAGAGTATCCTCGAAAGAATAACCCATATTTAACTCAAATGCGATTGCTCGGAGGACGTCATAAGTCAAATCTACATTCAGAGAGAAACCAATCAGCTTTTTGATAAGGTGATGGTACTCGGGATTTAACTTATCGGTCATATACTCCTTGATTTCGTCGGGATTAGGATTACCCAGAACGAAATGATAATGGAAACGACCGGGACGGTTAATCAGATAAGAGTTCAGCTTATGCACTTCGTTACAAGTGATAATGAACAGCTTCTTACCATTGTCGATACCGTCGAACAGAGGAAGCATATCTTCCTGCGGATTTGCGTGCTCCTGGTCGGCAAAAGTCTTTTCAAACTCGTCGAAGAGCACAATTACTTCCTGCTCAATGGAGCTGAGGAAATCAGCAATTCCAGGGTAATAGCAGGATACGATGATAAGGGGAAGATTATAATCCTTTGCTCGAACAGCAAGCTGACGAGCGAACAAAGACTTACCAATACCCTTACGACCGGAAAGGATAACGCCAAAGTTGCGGTCAACTGCCTGGAAACCACGCAGAACCTTTTCAACCTTAGCAGGACTTGAACCATAAATCTTCTCTTCATTGACAACGAGGTCTGCGTGAGAAGTTAAATAAAAACCCATCATTTTATGGAAGCACACATCATATGTGCCTACTGGTAATTTATCATAAGTTTTTAGGGCGTCACCATAAATCTGGAAGGTATCGCCGGAATGAACAACATTCATACCCATGTTTGCACTTTTCCTTTCTTGGTGATATGGTCGGAGTAACTGGAGTCGAACCAGTGACCCCCGCGTTATCAGCACGGTGCTCTAACCATCTGAGCTATACTCCGTTATTTCAAAACTCATTCTTTTGTATATTACCAATTTTGAGCAACAGGTCATTTACATTAGAATTGCTGTATGAGCCTTTGAAAAGGATTTTATCCTTTTCATCTTACATATATATTATATCATATTTTTTAAGAAAAATCAAAAAAGATTTTTCAGTTGGCATCCGCTGAGAGACTCGAACTCCCGACCTCCTGGTTCGTAGCCAGGCGCTCTATTCCAACTGAGCTAAGCGGACATATATAGTTGGCACCCCAGGAGAGACTCGAACTCCCGACAGACCGGGTAGAAGCCGGATGCTCTATCCAACTGAGCTACTGGGGCATAAAAAAAAACTAGACAGAATTTACAGTAACAATTCTTAAACCCAAAATAAGCGTTTTTGTAAAAAATAAATTTGCTGTGTCTGTCTATGGGGTGGCTGACGTGACTCGAACACGCGACCTCCAGAGCCACAATCTGGCGTTCTAACCAACTGAACTACAGCCACCATATTTGGCGGGTAGGAGTTGTATCCGCTGTCACTATAGCCTCATTTTTGTTCCTCAAATGGTACTAAGAGCGGACGTCACATCTCGTTCACACTTGATTCTTGCGGACTACCCTGGAGCGGCTGACGGGGTTCGAACCCGCGACCTTCTGAATGGCAATCAGATGCTCTACCAACTGAGCCACAGCCGCATATGGTATCTCCGTAGCCGACGCAGGTTCAGTGCGTCTAAACCTGTTATTTTTTCGTATGGTTTATGAACCTACTACGGAGAGTGGTGCGGAGTGACGGGCTCGAACCGCCGACCCTATGCTTGTAAGGCATATGCTCTCCCAGCTGAGCTAACCCCGCATATGGAGCTTCCAGTCAGATTCGAACTGACGACCTACGCATTACTAGTGCGTTGCTCTGGCCAACTGAGCTATGGAAGCATATAACAAGTTTTATTAGGCGAAAAACTTGAAGAAAAAACGCTTGAAGCTAAACTTCTGTGGTTTATCTTCTTTTCCATAGAAGTGACACTTGTCAGTATACATAGCCGCATCACAACGGTTGCGGAATTGACAAGTAGAACAGTTTGTAGGAAAACTCATCGCATATCTCACCTTTCGTATCAAAATCAATGTTAAAGGGATATGGATGTTGGCGGAAGAGACAGGACTCGAACCTGCACGCCGTTGCCGACGAACGGTTTTCTAGACCGAGGCAGTACCAATTATGCTTACTCTTCCATATGCGTGATGCACCGGGTGAGCTTCTTAGGCGTCCGGGTTACCTACTCTGGCATATGACCTCCATTTTGGCGTGTTCTTTCCTACCTACACTATACATCACTAAGTAGATTGTACTTCTCTACTCTTGGCGGAGAGGGAGGGATTCGAACCCTCGGACCCTAAATCGGGTCGGCTCCTTAGCAGGGAGCTGGTTTAAGCCACTCACCCACCTCTCCATACAAAGTATGAAGAAATGGTAGAGTAAAAAACAAACTCAGCCGAGCCTAGATGTAAAAACTCTCTACCACAGAAATAGTTTTTGTTTCTATATATTTCAGAATATATAGAAAGGGTACGTTCCCGGCAGCCACATCCGCTTTATATATATGAGGAGGCATAAATATGAAACAACAAGACAAAAACTGTTTGGGTTGATGTGGGTCCCCGCTTACCGGTCTTTTTTGAGAAGTTTTTATAACAGTGACTTCTCACACTGTGGTGGGACGGGGTGGAGTCGAACCACCGTTCTCGGTTTTTCAGACCGGCGCGCCAACCGTGTACGCCACCGTCCCATCTATATATTCATCATAAGAAATTCCAATTTCTCTTTCCAAATGATGAAATTCTCTATGACAGTTGGCACATAAAACATCACATTTATTAATTTCTTCCATAAGTTTTTCAAAACTTGAAGATTTTAACATATGATTGATAGTTCCTTCTTTTACCGAGGGGTCTCGATGATGGAAGTCTAAAACATATGGACGTTTTTCTCCACATTTACGACAACCACACGCTTTAGCATTATCAATAATTCCAAGATTGTTTAACTTTTGAGTATCTGCAGTTGCTCTAACTGCATCTCTACGCTCTTTACTCTCTTGATAATGGACTTTTTCTTGTGCCTTTTGGCAATCTTTACATTGCGAATGATGAATCCCCTTGGTTTTATTTTTCCAACGAAATTCAGAAATAGGCAACTCTCTTTTACATTTTGTACAGATTTTAATATTAGACATAAAACTCAACTCCTTCTACTATTATTGAATTTTAAGTAGACCACATTAAATTTTTCAGTCCAATTTTCAGTCTGCCGATGCTTTTGACTAGGCACAAAAGAAAGAATTGAGGGAATTGAACCCACTACACATTGTTTAACAGACAATTGCTCTACCAAATGAGCTAAATTTTTTCTTAAAGAAAAATATTGCTGTGTGTGCCTAAAAAACATCACGTCAAGAAAGGGAGTGCTATCCCTTGGGTGCGAGAGGCTGGACTCGAACCAGCGACCTTTAGCTTATGAGGCTAACGAGCTACCATCTGCTCCACTCCGCAATGGGTGCAGGGGAAGGATTCGAACCTCCGACCTCCGGGTTATGAACCCGACGAGCTGCCAGACTGCTCTACCCTGCAATATCAAAGGGGGATTGTTTTTCCGGTCGGAGCCCCCACGACCGCACATGAAAGGAAATGAAAACCGCCTTAGCGGTTGGTACCAAAGGTGGGAATCGAACCCACGACCTCCGCCTTCATATCAAGCTCACTTATTTGCTAAGACCTCCTTTGCAACATAGTCTTTCGCAAAAGCAATATTTTTGACTTGCCCATTTTTAGTGGGAATCAATCGTAAATATTTTTCACTTTTTCCGCAATCTTGCACAGGTACCAAATAACATTCATTATCAAACCAAGTGCAAAAATAATCTATACCATCATCTTTATAGTGATGCACTGTATTTCCTTTTGCGGTAATATGAGTTGAACTCGTTTTGAAGATAATTTTTTCTCCATCGGTATGACTGGTTTTGACTTGAATTTTCAGCAACTCTTTACCAGTATCTAAAATGAAGTCATATCGAACTGGGCTTTCTGGTGTAGAAACCATATAACCTAATTCTAAAAAGTAAGTTTTACACTTTAATTCTGTAATTGTTCCTTTAATATTTGTATCCATTACTTTTTACAAATATGGTATTGCTCGATATGAGGGCGGCGCTCTAAACCAACTGAGCTACTCGGGCATATAGTGGGCAGTTTCTGTTCATGCCCAGGAACCCAATCAGCCGATTGGAGTGTCCTCCGAAGTGGATTTAACAAATACAATCATAAGCAAAATCCTCCTTTGTTAGGATGATGGCGACTCCGAGGGGACTCGAACCCCCGACCTCCAGCGTGACAGGCTGGCATTCTACGCTACTGAACTACGAAGCCATATAAATGATGTTGGACAGCTATCCTCTAATATGCTCTTAAGCCCTAGGGTCACATCAACACCCGAAGCAGTTTCTCCATCAAAACTTACTACTTAAAAAAGCGATTCTTTCGTCTCCTCTTCCACGCCCAGGTTTTCCGCTACAAGGTACTGGGAACATACCTTTATGGCAGCTTCGACGGGATTTGAACCCGCGATTTCCAGTGTGACAGACTGGCGAGAACTCCAGGCTTCTCTACGAAGCTATATGTAAGATACTATAGACTAAGCGGACACATTTTTCAGAGCCACCTTTACTGCCGTAGGCATTTTACAGGGGAGTGTACCTCTACTTTCGTAGGATGTCCTTATGCTTTCCATAAGTAAGCCCCAAACCAACCTCATTTACCTCAGCATCTTAGTCGGGCGATTGGACCTGACCCGTTTCAGTATCTTTGCGGTAGCGAAAGTCTATTGGCCGCAATTTGTCTGCTCATTCGCTTGTGTAAGTTTACTTTGCTTCTTTATATAGCGTTTTCCACTAAAGCCACATATCCAAGGCATCAGTATTGCTCTGCGTATCCTCAGCCGGTGGTAGTTTAACTTACAAATCCATGTTAACGCATTTGTGGGCTTTGCCCAATGGTGACCCCGCCGGGAATCGAACCCGGGTCTTCGGCGTGAGAGGCCGACGTCTTAACCGCTTGACTACGGGGCCAGATATTGGGCAGTTGCGCACCCGCCCAAGAGATTGTAAGGTTTCTCACACCGCTCGGCATTTCCTCTCAACCGCAGCTCTAGGAGACATTCCCGCTTCGTTTTTGTAAGGCTCAAGAAGCGTTTTTCTCATACGCGAACAAACCTCTGAGTTTTTCGCAGGTTCAGTCATGACTTCCCACTGTTACTTCGCTCCTGGTGACCCCTGGGAGAGTCGAACTCCCGTCTCCGCCGTGAAAGGGCGGCGTCTTAACCGCTTGACTAAGGGGCCAAATTATTCTTCATCAATGTACCTCGGGTCTTCAAGAGAGTCATTGTAAGCCATCCAGGCTTCATACATTTCTTCATTGTAGACTTCTTCACACTGAATCTGAGTGTCAAAATCATCAAATTTCTGCATTTGAATTACCTCTCTTTCTTTATCTTACATATATATTATAACATATTTTTTGTAAAAAATCAAGAAAGATTTTTTGATTTGGAATGGCGCTAGCAACCACTTCTCAGCATCCAAGGTGCCGGAGCATAATAGGGACCATGCACTGAAGCCCACGGCTAGATTGTCCAGTTCGCCGCTACCTGTGAGTCATTTGTTGTCAAGCCGACCCTAGCCTCAGACTCATATAAAGTCAATGGTGGAGAAGATGGGTCTCGAACCCACGACCTTTTGAATGCCATTCAAACGCTCTCCCAACTGAGCTACAACCCCATATTAAAGATAACCTACTACAAGTGCGGTTACGAATTCTTTACCGCGTCGCCGTTCCATGGACGGTGAGGACTATTCGCTCGTTTCCTCCCATCTTGTCTCGGTTGAAGAGAACATCGCTCCAAACTCTCGGCACACCCCTATAGCCAGGCCCGGTTTAGCTGCCTATAGCTATTACTCATGTACTCACTCTAAACCATGTTATTCTCTGCAATGTTTTTTGTCGGGCTTTCCCCGATGGTGTCCCAGGCGGGACTTGAACCCGCACGTCTTTCGACACTACACTCTGAATGTAGCATGTCTGCCTATTCCATCACTCGGACATATTTGGCGGAGGGGAGAATATTTTACCGCAGCAGTTTGCAACCCGCATTGGGAACTTCGCTTTGGCTATCCGGTATTAACGCGTATGACCGGCCCTCTTGGTGGGGATAGTGGGACTCGAACCCACACGACCTCTCGGTCATCAGATTTTGAGTCTGACACGTCTACCAATTCCATCATATCCCCATGTTAAACGCATTTTAGGGGTCTGCAGCCCCGCACAGCAGCATCACTGGCGATTCTAATTCTTCCGGCAATGAATCAACTAAACACACCATGTATCTTTACCGCCCCATTTAGGGCTGTTCCTGTTGCGGTAAGGCCGTACCGGAGCGTTTTAGGGCACTCGCACAACCGTCTTTCTTCTTTTGGAGTTCAGTTTATAGTCCCAACTCATAGCAAACTCAAAGACAAAAACACTACTAAAGGACTTAACTTTAATAAAGAGTTATCATACATCTCTATCGGCTAATATTATCAACGCCATCTCTTCTAATCGATAACCCACTCACCTTAGCTTACACAGCCAGGAGAGATTTCTCCGTACCGGACTCGAACCGATACAACACCTATTACTTCGTGCGTTCTCGCCATTAAACTAACGGAGCTTTTATAAATCTAATATGTTTTCCGCTGGAATCGAACCAACATCTACGGCTTCCCTCGCCGTCGCCCTACCCTTAGACCAGAAAAACATATGGTGGAGAAGACGGGACTTGAACCCGCGACCCCCTGCTTGCAAGGCAGGTGCTCTCCCAACTGAGCTACGACCCCATATTGCAACTTATTTATGTACTGATGGAGTTGCCAACCACCCTGGCATAAGACTTTAACCTCGGACTTCGACCACTTGATTGAGGGAGGATACTTATTTCTCGTAGTTTCCTCAACAAACGCCCAACTATCGTATGGACACGAGCAATTTTTCTGCCCCCAGCCGCAACGCTGGGCATCGTGGTGGGGAATAAGGGACTCGAACCCTTACACCTCACGGTACTGGAGCCTAAATCCAGCGCGTCTGCCAATTCCGCCAATTCCCCAGGCGGAGTGCCCCACGAGTTTTATTATACTCTCGACTCTGGGGCGGTACTTGAGAGTGTACCCGCTTATATTTGGTTACCGGAGAAACGGTGTACTAAAACCTCCGAGCGAGAAAATCCTCACAACAACAAACGCCTTACGGCTGGCTGCCCCGGTGGGGCTCGAACCCACGACATCCAGATTAACAGTCTGGCGCTCTACCGACTGAGCTACAGGGCAATATTTAATTTCTTTCTTTATCTTACATATATATTATAACATATTTTTTGTAAAAAATCAAGAAAGATTTTTTGATTAGTTTTTCCTCCGCAGAGAGGGAAACTATCAAACCCACACTAGCATTGGACTTTACCATCCGCCTTAACCCACCTGTTAAGTCCATAATCCTTAGGGGCGAGCCAATCATCTTTCGTTCTTGTAGCAAACGACAAAGGGTGGCTGCTGACCATCTCAAACGCTGTAGCTCTATTATCCGGCAATACGGCTACTCAGACCGGCACCTCACATCAAATACTTTGGCAGCTAACCCATTTCTTATCAGCCTCTTGGTACTTTTTCAAGACGGGATTTTTTCGATATACGGCGTTCTATCCAGCTGAACTACTCCCGCATAAGCGGAGCGGGAGGCAGGACTCGAACCTGCGACTTCCGGCACCCCAAGCAATCGTTTAATTGCTGTTACCGTCTTTTTAATGGAAAAGGTTGTATGGAATCGAAAGCGATTCGTGCATATCACTTTCTTTACCTTACATATATATTATAACATATTTTTTTTGAAAAATCAAAGAGAAATCTTTTTACTTAGTTAATGGAGGGCATTGCCACGCCATCAACCCAAGTGTTAGCGAAAACAGCTGCTTCCTCTTCCTCTTCCAAAAGGAAAGAGTGCTGCTCGTAATCTTCATCAGAAACCTCATAGATTTCACCATCTTCGTTGCGGTCCAGAGTCTCGGGGAGTTCACCGCCAACGATTTCATCAGCAATATCATTCCATTCGTGATACTCGTGAATTGCGCATTTGACACCGTCCTCGCGAGCCATCTCGATTACATCGTCGATATCGAATACTCCGCCGCAACAGCCGCAGATAATTTCATCTCGATAAGCGATACCGGAAAGCCACTCGCCGGGATTATCGGGGTCAGCGAACACAACCTGCGTAGGTCTATCAAAATAAGATTTTTCCATAGCTATCATTTCCTTTCTTTATCTTACATAAATATTATAACATATTTTTTTATAAAAATCAAAGAAGTTTATGTTGCTGGTTTATAATAACCTGCACATCGCAGCTTATCTAAAGGAACTGGTTTACGGTCAGAAAAATACAGAATACCTTTATCGGTCACTCTATATTTCCCGAGTTCTTGATGCCCATCTTTGAAAATAAGTAATAGTTTTTTACCTTTTACAAAATGTTGATGCATAAATACCACATTCCTTTCTTTTGGCAGGGGAATAGGGACTCGAACCCCAACAAGCAGTTTTGGAGACTGTCGTACTAGCCATTATACGATTCCCCTATATCAAGGCACTAAATTTAACTGCAATGGGGATTTGAACCCCAACTTTCACCGTAGGAGGGTAATGTCTTAACCATTTGACTATCGCAAAAATTTGTAGTTTGCTGTAAGTGCCTTTCTTTATCTTACATATATATTATAACATAATTTTTTCAAAAAATCAATTAAGATTTTTTGGGAAAGTAATATTTATAAAAAATTAGAAATTCAAATTGGGCGTTTCCGCCCAACCGAATTACAAACCGAGCTTTGCCATCAAATCATTAACTCTGGCACGCTCTTCATCAGAGATTTCGGCAGGCTGGAAAGCACTGGCCGCAACCACAGTAGAAGGTGCGTCATCCTCAAAGTTAAAATCTCCTGTTGCCGGGGCATCTGCCACAGCGACCTGAACCTTAGGACAAGTCAGAGAAAGTGCAATTTGGATACGTTCACCATTCTCCTGTGTATAAACGTAAATTTTCTTGTCATATTCTCCAATAAAATCTGCCCCGAATGCCTCTTTGATTTTGTTAATGACGTTTTGTTTTCCAATAGCTCCACGTGCCATAATTATTCTCCTTTTATTTCATAATGTTGTGAAAATAGCATATTATAATTTAAGTTTTCTAATTCCCAATATGGAATTCTTACTAAAGGAATAGATAGACTTAAAGCATAATGATTTTTAATTTTATCAGATTCTTGGGTACGACTTAACTTTTCTCGTTCCCAATTACTTTCTTTATAATGTTGCTCTCCATCGAATTCAATTAAACGAATTACTTCATTATTATCATTTAAAATAGCAAAGTCAAATCTTTTATTACCCAAATTTATTGGTTTATATTCTCTAATGTATGATATATTAAATTGCTCTAAAATATCAATAATTTTTTGCTCTCCACGAGAAATTCGAGAAATACATCCACAACTTTGAGTATTACCACTTCGCAAATCTGACCCACTAATAGATTTTATATTACCACATTCACATTGGCATATCCATTTAATACGTCCAAAACTATCTCGTTCTTTATCCATAGATAAAACAGTTAATTTTCCATAATGATTACCAACTTCATCTTTTGCAATAGCTTCAAATACTCGTTCATTGCGTAAGCAACCACAACTTTTTGTAGCTCCATTTTTTAGACTCAATCCTGCGATTACTTTCTATTTTCCACATTCACACTAACATAGCCAATAAGAACGTCCATGCTTTTTAGATGCTTCAGCATCTTTGGAAATAACTGTTAATCTATGAAATACTTGCCCAACTAAATTTTCGCTTTTAGGCATTTTTCTCACCTCTTTCTATTATATATAATTTTTAAGATAAGAAGATTGAAAAATTTTACCCAGAAATTTTTATCTTTTAATCCATATCTTCATAGCAGCCGCGGCAATACCACCGGCCATTTTCTTCGTCATTTTTTTCGGGGATGAAGACTTTGTCTGCTTCATAGTAGACACCGCCGCAGCAATCACAGACGAAAGCGTGTGCATGAAAGCAAGCATCACAAATTAAATCTCCATCGTCTCCAACGCAAATTGCATCATCTACATAAATTCTTGCACCACAACAGTCACAAGAACTATATACATCATTCTCCTCAGTACCATACTCCAGCTCACAGTCATCGCATCGCATAGTCTCAGGATTACTAATTAACTCATCGCCGCAATGAAGGCAAGGCACTTCTTCGCCAACTACTACTGGATTTTCCAACAGATGAGATAGAGAATGATAACTATATGGGTCGAAAATTGCATAATAAGGATATTTATAACAAGTAGACTTCAAAATATCGTTATAATTCAGACAATTGTGTCCTTCTTTTACAATACTTCTAATATCTACCAGCTGATTATCATATACCAAATAACGAGTTGCTAAATCATATGTAACATCCATAGAAGTTGCGTCATATGGAACATATGAGTCTACGTAATCAGCTCGCCATCCTGCATATTTATAAGTACCATATCCAAAAGGCTTTTCTGCAATCATTAGATTATTATAAATATTCAATACGGTATCAATACCGCTTTTAGAACTAAATGGATACTGACGTCCAGCAAACATAATATCATCATTCTCAGCAACATGAATTAACATACGCCACTTCTTAGAATTCCATTCTACTGGACCGAACCCAAATAGTTTTTGGTTATCTGCGCCTTTCAAATAGACCATAAAGGTGGTTTTATCAACCATATAACTCAGATTGCCTGCACGGTATTCTCCATCCAGTGCATGACAGCTACGCCAGTTATATGTATTCTCACTACTGGACAGAAAATCAAGAGGATGAACAGAGAAACATAAAGTTCCCTTAATCTTATTCTCTTGGATAATATTACTTGCCATATCTTGAATGCTTCTCAAAGCTGCCTTGTTAGGCTCAAAATACTTGAATGCTTTGAGTAATTTCATTCCGGTCGGAATACCCTTCTCACCGCAGGTCTTAATGACTTTATTTTCAAAGAAACCATCCAAATTTTCATCTATAAATTCAGCCAAGTTAGGATTATTAAAAGTATCAGAAACAGTAGTCGCAAATTCCATTGCTCTCATTCGCTTCTGGTTTTCATCCAAAGTAAATTCAATCGGTTCAGACCATTCATAGATGAGTCCACCAAATCGCTCAATAAACTTCGCTTTATTAGCTTCCCACTCTCTAAAAAGATAATCAACATTGGGGTCAGGTATATTTTGAGAAAAACTAATTACTGATTTAAACTGCTCTCTGATGTCTTCGTACATAGGCCTTCCGCACACTCCTTACACATTTTTTTATCATCTGCAGGGTCTGCGATTTCATATGCCTCTTGGCAGATATTGCACCAACTTACATTTCCGACAATACAATCGGGGCAATAATATTTCTTTTTGCCGTCAAGACCCTTTACTGGGAATAATTCTTCTTCCATGAACAGCTTTTTGCATTTACTACAATGCTGTCCATATACAGTATCGCTAGTCTTCCACCAAGCAGAAGCCGCAATATTCAATTCATCATACTCGAAGTCAGGAATGTCCTTTTCATCGAGCATCTTTTTAACTTTCTTAATTGTATCAAATAGTGGTCCAACATATAGATGTTCAGCATATGAGTGTTCTTCCTCATAGCCAACAGACAAGTTAACACCACAAACTAACCATTCTCCCATTAAAAAACTAATATCAGAGAATGAACCATATTTCTCACAGAAACCGAATGATTCAACATAATCAACAAATTCAGGGCAATAACAATCGTAAAATACGCAATCATTACTACCACGTCGGTCAAGTTCAATCATATATTTTAAGTTTGGAATGGGACAATCTCGCATCGCAAGAGTACTTGCACCCAATCCACCCTTCTCTTCATCGGTTGTAAAAATCACCGAGGGTCTATATCCATCTTGCAATATTTTCAAAATTGCAAATACGCCTGCTCGGTCATCGGCACCCAAACCATCTGGGCTCCACAACACGCCTTTTCTTTGGTCATAATATAAATTCGATACAGGAGTCTTGTACACAGTGTCTAAGTGAGCAACAAGTGCAATCGGAATATCTCCAACAGCAACCAGATAATCTTTCGTGAAGATTACCTTATCATATTTTGCTTTTAGATACTGAGCCATAGCCTTCTTTAATTCTTTTTGACTCAAAGATACTAAGCGTTCAAATAGCTTGTAATCACTATCACTTAGAACTCGCATAAGTATCCTCCTTTTATCTCTTATATTATATTATACCATTTTTTTTAATTATTGTCAATATCGTCCTTCTGGTTGCGACGAAGGTGCTCTTTTCGAATCTGGTCGGCAAACCTAAACGCGCTCACACACAAATGACATCCTGAGCCAGACCAGCATCGTTGGCCGCAAGTCATTCGTCTTTCTCCCAATTCTTCTGGAATTGCGCGATTATCAACGTTGAAATCTAACTTTTTAATAATTAGATTCAAGTTACCGGGCCATGTGCCAGACTTATAAGTATTCAATAGAACCTCTTCTTCCTTTAGGGTAGCGCATTCATCAAACTCAAAACAGTTGATGCGGGTTGCATATAAGTTAGCATCTTCCGGGCGCACCCACTGGCCGCACATACCGTGTGTCCCATTGGTTGGGAGATATGCAGGATGCGCAACATTAACCACCATTCGCAAAGGAATTGGTGTTGCATTTTCCTCGACACTATCATCATATGTATGGGGAACAATCTTATCCAAATCAAATGTTAGCGGAGGACCAATCATCAGATAACTTGGATGCAAATTAACAATCATTGATAACTCATAATAAGATGTAATTGGATAAGGCCAATACCATTTGATACCAGCTTGATTAAATTCAGCAACTCTACTTAAATCATGAAGAGCGATATAGAATTCCGCAAACTTCTCACTATACATTTCCCATAGCTTCCAATCGCCTTCATGGCCGGGAACATCAAGAATTACTGTCTTTTCAGGGTACTTTTCAACGAGGTCAAGAATTCTATCCTTATCAGCATATGCAAACTTGATTTCGTCAGCAATTTTAATAACTGAATATGGCTGTCTGCCACTTACACAAAAACGCATATAATCACTCCTTTATAATATATTATACAAAATTTTTTCATGTTTATCAACCATTCGCTCAAAAAATTAGTTGGAGGCCTTTTCGTTTTGGGCTTGTCGGTCCCCACACCCCATGCCGGCCGGAGCAGGTTCATGAAACATTGGTTTCAAAACAAAAAAAGAGCCTCGCTTATTCAGCGAGACTCTTGAAAATGAATTCATCTATATCTCCACGCATCACTGCGTCAATATTAGAAGTTTGGTGGTTAGTCCTGTGGTCTTTAACCATTTGATATGGCATAAAGACATAAGAACGAATTTGGTTGCCCCATTCGATTCGACTCTGCTCGCCCTGAATTTCAGACAAGTTGTCATAGTGTTCTTTTTCTTTAATAGCAACCAGCCTTGAGATAAGCATCTTCATGGCTTTTTCTTTGTTCTGATGTTGACTTCGCTCTTGCTGGCACCCCACCACAATGCCAGTAGGAATATGTGTTAATCTAATCGCAGATTCAGTCTTATTGACGTGCTGACCGCCTTTTCCGCTTGAACGGAAAGTATCAACTCTAACATCTTTCATATCGAGTTCCACAGAGTTATCTGCCTCGATTTCAGGCATTACTTCGACTGCTGCGAATGAAGTATGGCGTCTATTTTGAGAATCAAAGGGAGAAACGCGAACCAAACGATGGACGCCATTCTCAGCGTTCAGCAAGCCGTATACATTCTCTCCTCTGATTTCTACCGAAACACTTTTCACGACTGAGCTATCTTCACCATCTTGCCAATCCAAAATATTGAATTGAAAATCATGATTACTAGCCCAGGCCGCATACATCTGAAGTAACATTCTGGTCCAGTCTTGTGCTTCTTTACCACCGGCACCAGAATGAATATTTAAAATGGCGTTGCAGGAATCGTACTTACCTGTGAACATTAACTCTAACTTGAGCTTTTGGATTTCCTCGACGAGGTAATTATAATCCATCTCAAATTCATGCAAATAGTTGACTTCGCCTTCCTCTATTGCATACTCAGTTAAAGTTTTAAGGTCATCATACATATTCCAGATACCGAAATATAAATCATATTTCTTTTTGAGGCGAGAGTATTCCTTCAGCTCCTCTTCTGGAATTTCATTCCAGGTTGAGTGGTTGAACTTAGCTTCGAGATAAGCCATACGGTCTTTCATCTCTTGAGGTTTCAGAAGTTCAGCTACCTGTCTGATTTCCTCGTGCAAGTCTCTCACTTTTAACATAAATTCGCTTAACATAATACTCCTCCTCTCTCAAAAAGAATGGGGGCGGAAGTCCCGCCCCCGTGAATTAAGCTATCTGAGTTAGGCTCAGGCTTCCACTGCGCGGAAAGCCTTTACCTTACGAGCCTTGGCGCCATCAACGCCAGGAACAGTGACATCAGTCTTCTCTGCGTCACCAGCCTCAACCAGCTTAGTCAAGCGGTAAGTAACCTTAGACACAGTAGCGTCTGCGTTGACCTCAGCAACAGCAGCGGCGATGTCAGCGATAGTCTGGAACTCGCCAGTCAAAGCGTCACGGACCTGGTCCATGAGAACATCGGCCTCAGCCTTCTTAGCAGCGGCACGCTCCTTAGCCTTAGCAGCCTTGGAATCCAAGGAAGCAATCTCCTTGTCGCAGAATGCCATCACAGTGGCAGCATCGAACTTGCAAGAACCAGTCTCGAAAGTCTCCTTGATAGCCTCGAACATCTCTCTCTTAGTAATCTTTTCCATAATTTGCACCTATACCTTTCAAAAATTTATTTATTTCGTAAGGCTTTCTTTCTTTACCTTACATATATATTATATCATATTTTTTTGAAAAAATCAATAGACGATTTTCCCGAGTAGGTCAATACGCTCTTCATCGCTCTTTGTGGCTTGCATTTGCTTTAGCCACTCGATGGTGCGTCGACTCAAATTGCCGGCATTGAAGCCGTCCTCAGTAACATTGCGGATGTCAAATGCTTGGCGTCTATTACCCCAGCTATCTCTAACATCATACAACTGACCGAATAGAGGTTCATACTCTTCCGGATGGTTCAAACAATCTTCACAGATAGATACATAGAAGTTGTAATTAAATCCATCACGAATTTCTTCGTTTTCAGTATCTGCAAACTGAAGATAAATGTGTGCAACGCAATCATTTCTATGATGGTCGCCGCAAACCTCACATTCACTCAGTTCATTGTGGTAACACCAGTCGCAGGCGATATAATCGTCGTCAACTGTATAGGACTCATCATATGAGCTGTGCCAGTCGCCGCAGAAATCGCAACGCCAGTGTCCGTCACACGCTCTGCACTGTACAACATGAGCATCGACCTCGTCAAGCTCAATAATATCGCCGCAGCCAGTGCAAACTGCAGGTCCAGAGAAGTTGCAAGAATAATGGTCATCATCTTCAATCTTCTGGTCTGCCACATATGCTAAACGATAATCATAGACATCATTGTACATATAATTACAGTAGAAGTTGAAACGAATGTGTTTATCCTTGACAGTGTTCCAGCTGTCATTTTTCAGCTGAATAGTTTCTTCGGGATAAGGTCCATATCCCGGAATCTGAGTCATCAAATCTCGAATCCATCTAATCGCTACACCCTGCAAATCATCGCTGATGTAAGGATACTGACGATTTCCAAGAATGACTTCTCTTGTTACGATGTAAAGCTGACGCCAACGCTTACTATTCCAGTTACCGCCGGAGTCCACATAGGCTCCTTGGACTCAACATATGCCACGATGACACAAGGAGAGTTCATCATTTCGATGGTTCCCAGTCTGTAATCGCCAGGTTCGTCCATCCAGCTCATACAAGAGGTCCAGCCGCAGTTGTTATCACTCATAGTGATAAAATCAAGCGGGTGAATAGACAGGCAAAGATTACCTTTAATCTGCTTCTGGTTTAGAACTTGAGAATGTGCCTGTCGGAACAGCTCATATCCAGAAGACTTTTCTAACGGCCCGCAGCACTCTGTTTCGCCATCAGTGTAGTAGCAGCCACAACCGCTGCAGTACATGATGGGGAGTTCTACATTAAGAGCCGCCGCAATCTTACCAAGCATTTTAACAGCTTTGCAGTTAGCATTAACCACAAGAGGTCGTCCATCCTTAGTAAACTTGCCAGGGATTGTGAAACCAGGACCGGGATAAATATTGTCAACCAACATATCCCAATCTTCAACAAAGGACTTGAGGCGATAAGTCATATCAATATCGCCCATCTCGTTGCCGATATGTCGAGCAGCATCCTTATAGGCAGAAATAAAGTTACGAATCATCTGGTGTCCGTTGTTTAAAGCGGAATACATATCATTGGACAGTTCATCTTTTGGCTTAACTAAACGAACTTCCTTTTTTACGATAAACTGCTCTCCGAACGCCCGGAAGAACGGTTCTTTATTTTCGTCCCAAAAACGAAGGAAATATCCCATTTTGTCTAACGGAAGAGTTCCGTTACCTTCATCACCGTAGTGAGAAATATAAGACTTAAATTGTGACTTATCTTCGTCCGGGAGCCTTTCAAATATACTCATATCGGCTACCTCTCATCTCTTTCTTTATCTTACATATATATTATAACATATTTTTTATAAAAAATCAAGAAAGATTTTTATCTCCCACGAGGGGAGCCCTAAGGCTCCTTACTCGTGATGCTCACCGCAGTGGCACTCATGAGCACCAGCGGGCTTATTAGCGTTCATCATCAGCATAAAGGGAAGCATATCACCCATCTTACTGTCACCGCTCATCAGAGCATACATCATCAGAGGGTTGGACATATCGATGTTGCCACCATTAGCCATCAGCATCAGAGGCAGCATATCCTTCACACCATTGCCATCCTCAGACAGCATCATCATCAGACCCAGATTACCAAAGGGATTATTGGCATCTGCATTGAAAGCATTGCCCAGGAAGTTGACAACCTTGGTAACGAAATTGAAGCCGAAGGGGCTCTTAGTCAGCATAATCTCCTTACGCTCGCCAGAAACAGGGTCGACTGCAACGACAGCCTTACCGTCCTCAGCCTTGCCAACAACGAACATAGGAACGCTCATATGAACGATGATATCGCCAACAGCAACATCATTGATAGCCACAGGCATCTTATACATGAACTTGGAACCCTCGAAGTTGAACACATCGACGTCCATAATCTCGCCAGCCTTGGCATCATAAGACACCCAAGTACCGACCTTATTTTTCACAGCCATACCGTAAACAGACATACGGACGACATTGTTATTCATAGGACCGAAGTCAAAATTGAAACCCTTCATAGTAGAATTCTCCTTTTTATTTTCATATTTATTCAAGACATTCTCAACCTTGGAGGTCAAGTCGTCCAGTCTTTTATCAAACTCTGCTTTATCGACCTTGGTGTCGATTACGCAAGAAAGTGTGGGACCGGTATCTGCCGCAATAGCAGAAATACCAATGTCTGCCAGCTTATCTTTTGTGATTGCCAAAGAATGCTTTAGAGCCTCGCCGCAATCAATAGCGATATTTTTTGCAGACTCAATGGCTGCAATATCCAGTTTATAATTCTTAACAGGATATACACTACTGGAGGTGCATTGTACCGTTGCATCAATAGGCACCTCGAGTTCATTACTCAAAGGCATATTATAATAATTCCAGTCGTGGTCATATTCCTTGACATCAATCAGATTTTCAAACAGAAAGTCGCCAAAACTTTCATCACCACGACAAAAGCGATGATATTCATCTTCGTGACCAATAATCACGACAAAGGAATCGCCGCACTTTTCAATGATAACTTGAGTTTCATTATCTCTGCTGTATTTCAGCTTTCGCCACATATGGTAATCCATCTTATGAAACACACCATCATAGACGAAATCTTCAAAATCTGATAGATAGCCACAAAAATCCCACCAACTCATATAGAGTTTAGAACCTGTCGGCATATCTTTTACTTACCTCTCTCTCGATATATTCTATATCATCGGAGGTCAAAGCATCTGGACTTAGACCTACCGCATATAGCAGATTTGCCTGCGTTGCACTGTCATTCGGGTCATCAGCTGCCGCAAGCCTTTCAACATAATCATCAATGCAAGTCTGATGATATGCGTAGGCAGAAAATGCCAGATTGTTTATTGAAGTATGTCTGTCCGGTGCAAACAGACCAAATTCACAATGGCTGTGAACGCCGTGATTATTGTGGTCGCACTCATTATGCTCAGCGCGATGAGCATCACAAAACCAACTCATACGCATTACCCCATAGAGAAATGACCCGCTCCGAAGTGTTTGAAGTAATCAAACAGGTTTACTTCGGTGCTTTCGCCGCAGTCTTCGCAATGAGCTTCGAAAGTCAGCTCCACATAAGGATACTCATCTTTCAGAGCAGTCAGAGCCTCGGCCGCAGCCTTCGCCAGCTCATTGAAACGCTTTTCCTTACGATGCATCTTTTCAAAGTGGATAGCCTTTTCCAGAGCCTCCAGCTCGTCCCAAGACATATCAATGAAATCTACATTCTTACACATAGTATCAATCCTTTCAAATGTGATGCGGTTTTGGATATTATTCTGGCGAG